CCTGTTCACTGTTGTCTACCCGACCCTGATAGAATTGAAACACAAGAAGAATTAATATTAAAAATAAGGAGTAAGTAATGGAAACAAGCTTTGATAAAGACCTTGAACGTGGTCAAAGAATAGAAAAAGAAATACTAATAGAAGTTAAAAAGAAATATGATGACGCTTACATTGTTAAGGGATACTGCAAGGATTGGGATATACACATACCTTCTGCTGACAAGGGGGTAGAGGTCAAGTACGATCCGATGTCCTTAAAAACAGGCAACCTCGTGGTCGAGATACAATACAACGACCAACCATCAGCACTAATGACAACCAAAGCATACCGATGGGTATTTCACACAGGTAAACAAGTGATAACAACAACACCAGGAATCTTAAACAAAATGATTGCAGACAACAAGCTGCAACCTGCACGTTTTCGTGGACCCGGAGACCCGTACTATAAACTAGCGTACCTTGTTAAGAAACATTTAATAACAGATACAGCACTACATATAAGGACAATACCATGACAGACGCAGAAAAAATAAACCCTAGTCACTACACACAAGGTAAAATACAAACTATAGATTACATATTAGACCAGAAGATGGACTATATGACAGCAACTATTACAAAATACATTAGTCGCTGGCGCTTTAAAGACGGGGTATGTGACCTAAAGAAAGCACGATGGTTCTTGGACAAACTAATTGAGATAGAAGAAAAATAGTTCGTTCCACCCCTTATAGGAAACATCAGAAAAATTAAGCTGTTCAACGTGGTAGTGACACAGCTGAAAAGAAAACGCTACACACTCTCATTACTACCACACCTCCAATGAGAATGTGTGGCACTTTTATTTGGGACAACGCAAGCGTTGTCCTTAAAGAAACAAGTAAACCACCTCGTGTGGGAACTTAAGGCGGTGAGAAACCCTCACCATTTATAACAAGTAATAAAGGAAATCAAATGATTTTAAATAATGTAAAAGTAAAATGGGCAAGGGTTGGTAGCAACCCAGCAACCAAGTATGCATCTGACGAAACAGAATGGTCAGTAGACTGTGAAGTTTCAGCAGACCAATCAAAAGATTGGATTAAGAAAGGGTTCGCACAGAAAGAACGCTTCGACCCTGAGACTGGCGTACCATTCGTAAAAATAAAACGTAACACCCACTTCAACAAGAAGAACCCTATAACTGGGGCTATGGAAAAGATGGAAATATCTGCACCGTTTGTAAAAGATCAGTACGGTGACAACATGGTAGAAATAAACATAGGTAACGGCTCATTATGTAATGTGCAGTTTATGGAACGACCATGGGAATATGCAGGTAAGAGTGGCGTATCAGCAACATTAGTTGGACTTCAAGTTATAGAACTTGTAGAGTATGAAGGCGGTGCAGGCGGTGATGAATTCACGTATGCTGAGCGACCTACTAATACAATTACTGAGACAGCTGACACATCTGATGATGATGAAAATATTCCGTTCTAAGTAATCCTTAATGGTCCTGAGTATGACTATAAACTACTCACTAATAATAAGGAGCAAGCAATGGCATTAAGACAGTATCAGAAAGACACCCTCAATGATATCATTAAGTCTCAAAAAGAGGGGAACAAAAACATATTACTACAAGCAGCCACTGGTTCAGGTAAGACAGTAATGGCATCAGCGTTTGTAAACCACATGATAAAACAAAATAAGAACGTATTGTTCTTAGCACATAGAAGAGAGTTAATAACACAATGCTCTGACAAACTAACAAAAGAAGGTATCAAACACGGAATCATTATGGCTGGCGAGACAGCTCAGTTCTGGCATAACACACAGGTAGCCTCAATAGATACACTAAGGTCACGCTCCATAACTAACAAGACAGAGGAGCTGCCAAAGGCTGACCTCGTAATTATTGATGAAGCTCATAGGTCTTTAAGTAGAACCTACCTAAAGATTATAGGTATGTATGCTGACAGTCAAGTCTTAGGTTTAACTGCAACACCTGTACGCTCTGATGGTAGAGGTCTTGGTCATATCTTTAGTGATATGGTACAAGCCCCATCAATTGGTGAGCTAATAAGACAAGGGCATCTAGTTGGCTGCGAGTATTTTGCTCCGACTATACCTGACCTCAACGGTATTCAAAGTCACATGGGTGACTACAATTCTACCGAGTTAGCTAGTAGAATGGACAAGCCTAAACTAATAGGTGACATAGTATCCTCTTGGAAAAAGATAGGCAACAACAAAAAGACTATTGTATTTGCATCATCAGTAGCACACAGTAAGAACATAGCAGAATCCTTTATAGATATTGGAGTAAAGGCTGCACATATAGATGGTACAACAGACCACGCAGAAAGAGAAAGAGTCTTAGACGAATTCAATAATGGTGACATGAAAATTATTTGTAACTGCATGGTATTAACTGAGGGATTTGACTGCCCCCCTGCCGAAGTATGTGTACTAGCTAGACCTACCAAGTCTTTAGGTATGTACATTCAAATGGTTGGTAGAGTTCTTAGACCTTTCGAGGGTAAGAAACATGCCACTGTAATAGACCACTCTGGTGCTGTATATACTCATGGCTTTGTCGAAGATGATATTGAATGGGTACTTGATCCAAAGAAACCTATGACAATCAAAGAAAGAAAGCTGTCTAAACCTAAAGAAGAAACACAAATAATATGTGAGGGCTGTTTCTCTATGTACTCTGGCTCTAACATATGTAGCAAGTGTGGTCACATACAACTAAAGAAATCAAAGTACGTAGAAGTTCTTGATAAAGAGCTTGGCTTTGTTGACAAGGTAAGTAAAACTGTTAAAGAAAAACTAACGTATGCTCCAGAGTTTAGAAAAGAATTTTACAGTATGCTATTAGGATACTGTCTGATACATGAATACAAAAATGGATGGGCATACCATACATACAAGATGAGGTTTAATGACTTTCCAAACTTTGGAGATGTTGAAGCAACTAGACCAAGCATGGAGTGCAAGAATTATATTAAACACTTGCAAATAAAAAAAGCAAAGAGTAAACATAAGTATAAATAATAAGGAAACAATATGAATAATAAACTAGATGTAACAGGTAAGTGGTACGGTGTGTTATCCTCATTGGGGATAGACAACAAGTACTTGCAAAACAAACACGGTCCTTGTCCTATATGTGTGGAAGGGACAGACAGATACAGGTTTGATGATAAAGATGGTAGAGGTACATACTTCTGTAATAATTGTGGTGCTGGTGATGGCTTTGAGTTACTACAAAAAGTACATGGCTGGACCTTTACGGATTGCTTAGATGCAATTAGACCTATCATAGAACATACAACATTCCAACCAAGCAAGCCAAAGAAAGACCCGACAATTGCATTGCGTAAGGTAGCTAAAATGTCAACGCCCATTGTTTTCAATGGTCACATAGATAGTTACTTAAGTATGCGTGGTATTTCTGACTACCCAGATACACTTAAAGAAGCTATGCTATACACATGGGAACATGGTGCTAAGCTCGGACCATTCAACTCTATGCTTGGATTAATACAAGACGCTAAAGGTACTGGTGTGTCATGGCATATAACTTATACAAAAGATGGACAGAAGATTAAAGGAGGCACAGCAAGAAAGATAATGCCACCCAAAGGTACAATAACTGGTGCTGCAATTAGACTTCACGAACATGAAGGTACTATATGTATAGCTGAGGGTATAGAAACTGCACTAGCTGCAAGTAAAATCTCTAAGCTACCTGCGTTTTCTGTAATGAATGCTCATTGCATGTCAACCTTTGAAGCACCCGAAGATGTAAAGTGTGTTAAGATATATGCAGACAACGACAAATCATACGTTGGGCAGAAGTCTGCTTACCAACTGGCTGAGAGGCTAGCTGCTAAGGGGATAGACACTGAGGTACTTGTATCGCCAGTGCCCGGTGAAGATTGGTTAGATGAATTTAATAACTTAAAACTTAAGGAGTATTTTAATGAGAATAATTAAAGATGTAGACCTACCTCAAGGGTCACAAGAATGGTTAGATGTACGTAGTAAATGTGGTATGGCATCAGAGGTTGGTGCTTTACTAGGCGTATCTAAGTGGGAACCTAAAACACCACTGGCTTTATGGAACATTAAGAATGGTAGAGTTAAGATCGAAACAAACTTTGCTATGGAACATGGAAACAAATACGAAAAAGAAGCAAGAGATATGTTTGAAGATGACATGGGTGCTAAGTATGAACCTGTTGTTGTCATCAATGACTTCGATGGTACACCTGTTGGTGCCTCACTGGATGGGTACAGAGAATCAGACAACACTATATTAGAAATCAAGTGTCCACTTAAAGGCGTTGCTTCTGACCTATGGAAAGAAGTTGCTGAGACTGCACTGCTACCTGAACAATACTGGTTGCAATGTCAACAACAAATGCTAGTGTGTAACTCAAGCAAGCTATACTTCTGGGTGTACGATGTAAAGAATACATCAGGATTACTACAAGTTGTAGTACCTCACCTTAAAACACAAGCTAAAATAATAAATGCTTGGACAAAATACTACTCAATGGATAAGCCAGAGGCTATACCTGCAGATGTAGTAGAAACTAATGACGCTCTATGGTTACAGAAAGCTAAAGAGTGGAGAGATATTCAGAATGTTCTTATGGAAATGAAAGCAACAGAAGACAGCTTAAGAAAAGAACTAATAGAACTATCACAAGGACAATCATATATTGGTGGTGGCGTTCAACTAAAGTGTGGAACCTCTAAAGGTAGAGTAAACTATAAAGATATACCTCAGCTATCTGGTGTAAACCTAGAAGAGTATCGAGGTGAAGATGTTACTAAGCATTACATTAAAATGATATGAGAAATAGAATCGTTGTAGAGTTTGCTATAAATCCTACGCCTGCCTCTCGCCCAAGGGTGACGAGGTGGGGTACATTTTATGGTAAAAAATACAAGGGTTTTAAAAAAGACATGGATGAATTGTTAGAAGATATAGATAAAGAATGGCTTGAGGGTCTCATATTTGCCGACATGACGTTCTTTGTTGGTATCCCTAAGTCATGGTCTAAGAAAAAGAAAAAGTTAAAGAGTGGGCAATGGTGCGACAACAACGCTGACCTTGACAATTACGAGAAAGCAATCTTAGATTCACTGAGTGGTGCATATTTTCATGACGATAGACAGATAGTAATGCAACAGTCCAAGAAAATATGGGCTGACACAGGTAGCATAAAGATTATATTAGAGGAGGTTTCATGAATGAATTATATATATTATTATGGGCTGCAATAGCTGGAGGAATATATTATTCTTTTGATGCACACGGAAAGAATCAATACAACGAGGGTATGTCGGATGCAGTATGCATGCACCATACTGGAACACTAAAATACCATGTCGTTTTAAATGAAGAAGGCGAAGAGGATTTAGAAATTAAAATTAATGGAGGATAAGTAATAATGAATAAGTTACCAAACGATTATCAGAATTTTATAGCATTAAGCAGGTACGCTAGATGGCTACCAGAAAAGAAAAGAAGAGAGACATGGGAAGAAACAGTAGCACGT